AGTCTCATGCTCTGCGAAGGGTTGGTACATGGACGTGGATCAGGTGAAATCAATCGGGCAGATGCCCGATCACAAAGAGGAGAGCGAGTAATGTCTGGGATCTGGTATCTAATGCGTGAGGGCGATGAGAAATTCTTTACCCCATGCACAGGCGATGCAGACGCAATGGAGGCGGCTGCTATGTGGAACGCGGTGGTAGTGCGCCGTGCATCAAAAGAAGAAACAAAAGAGCTAACAGATTATAGCTACGAAGCAGAGAGGAAAGAGAATGTTTGATACAAGCATGACATTGGAGCAGCGACTATCCCGAGCGGTGGTCGCGTGGATGAAACGAGAGCCAGCACTGTCTAACATGCTGATGATTGGCGAGCGGTCTGTGTCTGACAAGATACCCACAGCATGCACCAACGGGCGCGACGAGTGGTATGGTCGTGACTTCATGGATGCGCTCAACGATCCGCAGATACGCTTTGTCGTAATACATGAGGTGTATCATAAGATGTACAAGCATCCGGTTACTTGGCGTCACTTGGCTAAGATTGACCCGCAGCTTGCAAACATGGCGATGGACTTTGTGATCAACTGGATGATCATGGAAGCTTATGGCAAGGACGGATTTGTCGAGATGCCCGAGAATATATCCTATGGCGATGGGCAGTATTTCCAGAAGTGTTGCTACGATCCGCAGTTCGCTGGGTGGGATACCGCCAAGGTGTTCTGGAAGCTACATAAGAAGTCAGGTGGTGATGATGGAGGTGGTCCGGGCCGGGGGAACGTGGGCACTAACGGTGAAACTGGTTCGGGTAGCTGCCCGAATGGTGATGTGTTCGATGAGATCGACTTCGATGGTGCAGAAGAGTTGACGCGTGAGGAGCAACAGGAGCTAGAACGCGAGATCGACGAGGCCATACGTCAAGGCGCAATGGTCGCTGGCAAGATGGGCAGCGGTGGCAATCGCCACATCGACGAGCTTCTTGAACCCAAGGTTAATTGGCGCGAGGCCATGCGCGAGTGGTACAATGCAACATGTGCGGGGACTGCCAACAGTACGTGGCGTAAGCCTAACAGGCGATACCTAGCAGGTGGGATGTACATGCCCTCGCACTACGATGACACTGTGCTGTTGTTGGGCGAGCATAACGACATGTCTGGATCTATCGGTGACATCGAAGCAAAAATTATGTTGACTGAAGTTGAGAGTATCGTGCAGACTGTAACACCCGAGGAGCTTCATGTGAGCTATTGGGATACTCAAGTGTGTGGGTACGAGAAGTATGAACGTCACGAGTTGGACACCGTTGTTGCACGCACGAACCCCGTGGGTGGTGGTGGCACTGACGTAACATGCGTACCGAAGTATCTCAAAGAACATGGCATCAAGCTAGAGGCATCCATCGTCCTAACAGATGGCTATCTCTGGGGTGAGTGGGGTGAATGGGATCATCCAGTGTTGTGGGTGATTATTGATAACAAACGTGCGAACCCACCATTCGGTTCTGTAATACACGTTAGCAGGAAGGATTTTATAAATGACTAAGAAACACATGAAAATTGCTGAGTTCCACGTGATGTTTGGAGAGCATGGCATGACTTGCGGCATATCATTCGGTGACGAGTTCATTGATCAAGATGATGATCTCAAATCCACATTGGTGGTGGCGATGCATAGTGCTCTAACAGAGTTCATGGAAGTAGGCATGGTGGTTGATACGCGTGAGGAGTTTATGGAGCGAGCCACTGAAGATGCAGCTAACTTCTTAGATCGTTGCGTCAAGAAGCAAGGGGGGCGGTTACATTGAAACGGTATCGTGTAGAGGTCGTGCAGACCAACGTGTTTTTCGAGGAGGCTGAGAGTGAAACAGAAGCTCGCCGTATTGCCGCCGAAGATCGTATTTGGGATGAAGACCAGAGAGCGCCTGACTACTACGGTGTTCACTTCAACATAGAGGAAGTTACGAGTAGCGAACCTTCAGAGGATTGGCAAGACATAGAGGGGGAGAGCGGGTGCTACTGCGTGATCTGCCATCAAGGCGTCAAGGAAGACTACTACGAAAAAAGTGGTGGTGTGTGTGGTGGGGGTTGTAAGTGGGATGACCCCGTACTTGGCCAATAGAGGAGGAAGCGGAGTGATAGAATATTTTACGATACTGATGCTGACATACAGCATTAGCGGGGAGACGTTACAATCGACAACGTTTTTCCCCAGTGCAGATGCGTGTGGTGACGCGTTACCTGCATACTACGAACCCGTCTATGCGTTCGACAAGAATGCAATCGGGCAATGCAAACAGACAGATGTGCTGTCTTCAACAATAAGGCCAAAGGCCAAACCATCAATCGGGCATGTACCCGAACAGGAAATGGAGAATAACTAATGACTGAACATACATTGGTCCACGAAGCTGGACGGAACCATGATGTCCTCGTGAGCACATATATCACAGATGCTTCCACGCCATCACAACAGACCATTGTCACGATGGAATATGCCAAGCTACTGTGTAGCGAGTTACGTGGCACGTCCTTTAAATTGCGTGACAACAGGTCAGCTTACATCTACCGCGAAGGCGATACCTACGTCATGGGTTGGATCGGGTACGGTGACTATCTTACTGCTAGCACGGCCAAACCGCCCAAGTTTTGCGTGTTCTCGCCGTTCCATGAAAACAACAAGTATCGCTCGGACAAAGTGCAGCACCACATGGTCATGTACGATCTGCGTGACAAGGCTATCAAACGTGCTGCGCAAATGCTGAGAAGTTACACCGTGGAGGAGGGCGCTAGAATATCTAACTACAAAGCCGCTACTTCTATATGTAACGTGCAAGGTGAGGCTGCTTCAGATGTCAGGATATCGGCTAAGAAGTTGGACTTGCAGATAGACTTCAGGCCAAAGGGCCACAGGTTGCTCGGTGAGTTCAAACACATGATAGCGACAGACTATCAGTTCAGCGATCAAAGCATCAAGGAGGGTGTGTTGGATCTACTTAACAAGTTTGACGTGATGCACAAACGTAACGATAAGGTCATACCCGTGCTCTACGTCGAGATGCGCACCAACAAATATGGCGATAAGATGGTCGGCACGGTGAACGTGGCGAACGGGAGAGACTATCACCCGTCTATATCTGACGTGTCAGGTAATGAAGTATATCTCCAAGAGGAGGTGCCCGACTGGATTGTTAACAGGGTATCGACGTTGCAGATCATGCCTAACGATAGCTATGTCGAGGGTGTTGGCTTCAAGCATTGTGACACCGCCTACACAATTCACGTTGACGAAGTAAATCCGTTTTTAGATGCGTGATCCATCAGGTGATACAACATGTAGGGTCATAATAGACCCTACTACTTCATGTATCCGTGTACAATGTTTTGGTAGTTTATCACTTGACAACTATAGCACAGAGTTTTACATGTCACTCAATGACACCCCTAAATGGGTGCAAGACAGGGTTAACTCGCTATCTGTGTTAGAGCCAAATCCTCTGGACGAAATTGACGGTGTAGGGTCAAGGCCAGAGGAGAACACGTACTGGGTTATAAAATGAAATCGGGCATGTACCCGAATGACAAGGAGAAGATCATGACACAACATTTTACCAATAAAGAAATCAATGAGCTGTTAACGGCTAGGATTAAGGGCAAGCGCCATGCCGAAATTGCGGCATCACTTGGGCGCACACCTAAAAGCGTACGGGCAAAGGCGTATGCGATGAACAAGATAGCGCCGCTGCCAACTACGCTGGAAGAGCTTGCCGAGAATTTTGATGTTTGGACACAGAAAAATCCGAAGGGGCGTCCTAAAAAGCCATTAAAATCGTTAGATGAAATATTGGATGGTTGGGATGAGGCTGATGAGCCAGCAAAGAAGGCAACAGTACAAGCGTTTAAAGATCCCAACCTAACTGATGAGGAGGTTGTGCAAGTATTTAAAAAGCCCCCCACAGGAAAGATACGGGCCAAACCAAAATACTATTTACGCAACGCGTCATATGGGCAAAAGGAAGATGTTAAAAAGTTAGGCGCACGTTGGGATGGTATGTGTTGGTTCGTTCCTGATAACTTGACAGGTGAGGCGCGTGGGAAGTTGATATCGCATTATGGTCCTGTGCACTATGGTAACCACTCGCGTAAGGGTAAGGGTCAGTGGGAAACTTTTACTTTTGCAGATAACGTGTCACCCAACGCTACTACCAATTCTCGTGGTAATATAGCTCCAGCAGCCAAGACGAAGGCTAAGACAAAACCTGTTAAGACTAAGAGCCAACAGCCAGCCGTCAAAACCACTGATACTTACAACACTGCTGTAGGTTATAACTCTGCCGCCACTGCGCATAACTATTTCGTCATCCGTATACCCAAGGTTTACGTGTGGGTTGTCATAACAGCTTCACTGATGGCCGCTGCGTGGTACGTGGGCAAAACTTACTAGGAGGTAACTCTATGACTATTACTGCTGTCTATAAAGACGGGAAGGAACAGGCGAAGTGTGTCTGCAAAGAATGCGAAGACCACGGCGTAAAACCGAATGAGGTTTTTGTAACGTGCATGCACGGGGATCGTAAAGCCAAGCCCGAGTTCCAAAACAATAAAACGATTATCCAGAAGCTACATAAGCTGGGCTGGAAAATATACCCAAAGGGTGTCGTGTGTGATGTATGCATGACAAAGCGGAAGGAGAAAAAAGTGACTAAAACTAACGTAACTAAAATCGAACCAAACCGTCAACCGTCACGCGAACAGAAGCGTGATATCATGTTAATGCTGCAAGATGTATATAGCATTGATAAACAGTGCTACACAAAATCCGAAACGGATAAGACTGTAGCTGACGCATTAGAGAATGGCATAATGTGGGGTTGGGTCAAAGCAATACGCGAAGATATGTTTGGCCCCGATGGTAATGAGGATGATCAGTTAAGTGTGGGTGAAGCGCATCTGTGGATTGATCGCACCGATACGCACATCGCTGATCTTGAAACGAAGATAAAAAGTTTCGAGAAACAAGTAGCTGACATGAACCGCACTCTGGCAAACATTCAAGCATGCCGTAAAGAAGTTAAGGGGTTCCTTGACACAATACAAAAGTTGGCGAAGTAATGACCCCAGAGGCAAAGGTAAAAAAGAAAGTGGTTGCGCATCTAAAAGACTTAGGTGCGTACTACTTCTACCCAGTTACAGGTGGGTATGGTCGTAGCGGTGTGCCTGACATAATAGCGTGTATGGATGGCAAGTTCATAGGGATCGAATGCAAGGCTGGCAAGAATAAGCCAACGCCATTGCAGGAGAAAAATTTAAACGAAATAATAGCTGCAGGGGGCGTTGCGCTGGTTGTCAGCGAAACCAATATGGATCTCGCCTTCAGCATGCTTAATGACTTGCGGGGCAAATAACTTTGAAAATACCGCATCGAAAGGAGTATGAGCCGTTCTACCGTGATTGCTGGTTAAAGCAGATCAAACAGGATAAAACGGATAACCCGCGCTTGGAGACACGTAATCGCTACATGGAGAATGGCGCTAAATCAAAAGAAAATGGTAAGCTGGGCGGGAGGCCACGTAAGGAACCCGTTAACAACTTACCCCTAACCAAAGACGCCGAGGTGCTCAACCGCATGTTACAACGCAAGATGACTGTGACGGATGCAGCGGATATAATGGGCAAGAGTAAGAAGTGGGCGTTCAACATGAAAAAGAAATTTGGTTTGCCTCGTAAGGTAGACTGAACAAGTTACCACCCGTGACTGTGAGGGTGGGGAGGTAGAGCCGTGAGAGACCTCTGTTCATGAAATATCCACGGCAGTGAGGGGTGGTCATCCTTTCGCCCGTTACGCTAGGGAGTTACCAGTCTGGCGTTTCGGATGTACTTCAGGCCATTGACCTCATACTGGTTCGCAGGGTGACTTTCTCCATTGGTTGCCCTGCGATACCAGATCCCAAAAACGTAATCGGGTAGGTGCCCGAATGGAAACTAGGAGAACGACATGACTAAGAAGCAAGAAAAGATTTGGGCCTACAGAGTTAAGCACCCCAAGGCAAAAATAATAGACATCGCCAAGGGCACAGGAACGTCCTACGGGTATGTGTGGAAGTTGATGCAGAAGATCGGAACCCCACAAGAAGTTTTGGATGCACCGAAGGAGTTGCACATAGACGACACCGACTATGCAGCGGAAGCGGAAGCGGATGCTAAATACTTTGCTGAGTTGGAAGCGAAGCGCGAGGCCACAGGGGAAACCTCCAACGATTTTAACGTTGAGGATTTGTTTGACTTTGATGAGGAGGGTGGCAAAGAGATTGTTCCACGTGAAACAAACAAACGCTCTAGCATATTATCGGCAGCGGATCAGCTTATCAACGGTGAGCGCCACGAAGAGTACGGGGATGCCTCCGATAGCTTTGAGCGCATCGCTGGGTATTGGAACGCGCATCTGGGGCTAAACAATTTCATATCCCCACGTGATGTCGCTGCCATGATGGTGCTGTTGAAGATATCCCGCTTGCATGGGGATGGCCCGAAGGATGTTGACACGTATATCGACATTTGTGGGTATGCGGCTATTGGTGGCGAGATCGCGGGTAGCGATTAATGAAGCTAATAACTCTGGACTTTGAAACGTTCTATGACAGGGATTATTCCCTGTCTAAACTCACCACTGAAAACTACGTTCGCCACCGTGATTTTGAAGTTATTGGAGTTGCGGTAAAGCAGTGGGATGAAAAAACTGAGTGGGTCAGCGGCACGCATGATCAGATCAAAGATTACCTGATGGGTTATGACTGGTCTGATAAGATGGTGCTGGCTCACAACACTATGTTCGACGGTGCGATACTGAACTGGAGCTTTGGTATCACACCCAAGATATACGCTGATACGTTATGCATGGCACGTGCGCTGCACGGAACCGAGAGCAGTGTATCGCTTGCAAACCTCGCAAAAGCCTATGGCCTACAAGACAAAGGTGACGAAGTTATACGTGCTATGGGCAAGCGTAGGGTGGACTTCACGGAAGAAGAGTTAGCTCGTTATGGAGACTACTGTGTCACAGACGTAGACATAACTCACGAACTGTTCATGCGTATGATAAATGACTTTCCACGCAAAGAGTTGAAGCTGATAGACCTGACGTTGCGCATGTTCGTTGAACCGATGGTGGATTTGGATGCGGGTCTTCTTGAGTTGCACCTTGCCGAAATCAAAGATCGCAAAGACAAACTACTCGCGGATGCAAACATCGAAAAAGAAGAACTTATGTCCAACCCCAAGTTTGCTGTGGTGCTTGAGGGGTTAGGTGTAACACCGCCAAAAAAGATAAGCCCAACCACAGGTAAGGAAACATTCGCGTTCGCCAAGTCAGATGAAGCGTTCAAAGCATTACAAGAGCATGAGGATGATCGGGTGCAAGCACTGGTCGCTGCTCGGTTAGGTACGAAGTCTACGCTTGAGGAAACACGCACACAGCGGTTTATAGACATCAGCCGTCGTGGGATTCTGCCCGTACCTGTGAGGTATTATGCAGCGCATACTGGTCGGTGGGGCGGAGATGATAAGATTAACCTCCAAAACCTGCCAAGTCGTGGTCCTAACGGTAAGAAGTTAAAGCAGAGCATCATAGCACCAGCAGGTCATACACTCATTGATTGTGATAGTTCGCAGATCGAAGCACGCGTGTTGGCGTGGTTGGCAGGGCAGGATGATCTTGTTGATCAGTTCGACAGGGGCGAAGACGTTTATAAATACATGGCGTCAAGCATATATAGCGTGCCAGCAGATGCGGTAAGTAAGGATCAGCGGTTCGTTGGTAAGACCACAATTCTTGGTGCAGGGTATGGCATGGGTGCGCCCAAGTTTCAACACCAGCTTATGACGTTTGGGTTTGATATTGAGTTGAAGGAAGCTCGCCGTATCATACGAGTATACCGCGAAGCCAATGACGCGATTAGTTCACTGTGGCACTCTGCTCAGGACATGTTGAAGGATCTACATAACAAGTCACCTGCAAAGCTAGGACGTGCCGGGGTGCTCCGCATAGACGTGGATAAGACTGCTATAATACTACCCTCTGGTTTGCCAATGTATTACCACGGGCTGTTCGCAGAGATAGAAGACAACCGCCCACAATATTATTATAAAACACGCCGAGGCCCAAACAAAATTTATGGTGGGAAGGTCGTAGAGAATGTGTGTCAAGCCGTTGCACGTTGTATCATAGGTGAGCAGATGTTACGTATTGCCAAGAAGTACAAAGTTGTGCTAACTGTACATGACAGTATTGTGGCCTGTGTAAAAGATGAAGAGGTGGCCGAGGCGCAAGCATATGTAGAAGAATGTATGCGTTGGAAACCAGACTGGGCAGATGGTCTGCCAATAAACTGTGAGAGTGGCACAGGTAAATCATATGGAGATTGTGAATAGTGGTTAACGTAGCACCGTGGTCGTTCAGCAAGATCAAATCTTTTGAGCAATGCCCTAAGCAATTCTATCACGAGAAGATCCTGAAAGAATATCCATTCGTGCCAACGCAAGCCACCATTTACGGTAATGCGTTTCACAAAGCAGCGGAGCTATACATCAAAGATGGCACGGCTCTGCCTGACGAGTTCCAGTTCGCACAAGAGTTTTTAGATAAGTTGGCAGACAAGCGCGGTGTGAAGTTTTGTGAACGTAAGATGGGTATAACCGAGGATCTCAAAGCCTGTAGTTTCTACGACAAACGGGTCTGGTTCCGTGGCATAGCTGACCTTCTTATCGTTGACGTGTTAGGCGATGTTGCATGGATAGTGGACTACAAAACATCCAAGTCATCCAAGTACGCAGACAAAGGGCAGTTGGAGCTAATGGCACTGGCTGCATTTGCGCACTTCCCAGAAATAAAAAAGGTACGCGCTGGCTTAGTTTTTGTGCTAGTAAATGATTTAGTAAACCACACGTACACCGAACATGACAAAGGCGATCTGTGGGAAAAGTGGATAGGAAAGTTCAATAACATGAAAGAAGCCGCAGGAGCTGACACGTGGAACGCCCGCCCTAACGGATTATGTCGTCGCCATTGTCCTGTTGTGGAGTGCATACATAATGGAGCTAACTCATAATGCCATACAAAAATCCTAAAGACCGCAAGAAACAAGTTAACGCCCCCGTTGGGAGTGCAACCTTTGAACGCCGTATGGAGCGTCAACGTGCACGCCGTAAGATGGATCGGGAAGGTGTGGATAAAAATAAAAACGGAAAAGCTGATAAACGTGAAGGCAAAGATATCAGCCACAAAAAAGCTCTTAGCAAAGGTGGTTCTAATAAAGACGGTGTGAAGATCGAAAGCCGCAGCAAGAACCGCGCTCGGAACTACAAAAAGAAAAAATAGGAGAACTCATGAAGATAGTAGATGGTCGTGCGCTGCTTTTGAAGCTGCGTAATCCAAATCGTGTCACCTCAGTTATCCCTCAAAGCAAACAGGTGGACACCAATGAAGTGCTTGTGAAGTGGGGGATTGATGAAGCGCATAAGCTACGCAACTTGGGTGTACGTGCGCCATCACCTATAGATACTCAGTATAACTGGACAGGTGCATACACCCCATTTGACCACCAGAAGAAGACTTCTTCCTTCTTCACAATGAACAAGCGTGGCTTCTGCTTCAACGAGCAGGGCACGGGTAAAACAGCCAGTGCAATATGGTCGGCTGACTTCCTGATGAACAAAGGTAAGATCAGCCGCGTTCTTGTCATATGCCCCCTGTCAATCATGGACAGCGCATGGAGGGCAGATTTGGCTACCTTTGCACCGCATCGTACAGTGGATGTGGCCTATGGCAGTTTAAAGAAACGTGCCAAGATAATTAACCAAGGTGCCGAGTTTGTCATAATAAACTATGACGGTGTGGATATCGTGCTGGACGAAGTGCGCAACGGTGGGTTTGATCTGGTAATTGTGGACGAGGCTACTCACTACAAAAACCCGCAGACAAAACGTTGGAAAACTCTACGCAAGATCGTTGATGATAACACGTGGTTGTGGATGATGACGGGTACACCCGCTGCCCAGTCACCGCTGGACGCCTATGGTCTAGCCAAGTTGATAAATCCCGATGCAGTGCCACGGTTCTTTAGTTCGTTTCGTGACATGGTAATGCAGCAGTTATCTCAGTTTCGCTGGATGCCAAAGGAAAACGCATCCGATATAGTATTTAACGCGTTACAGCCAGCTATACGGTTCACCAAAGAAGAATGCCTCGACTTACCAGAGATGACCTACGTTAAACGTAAGGTTGAGTTGACCAAGCAGCAGACAAAATACTATGAGATGCTGCGTAAGCAGTTGGTTATGAAGGTAGGTGATGACGAGATATCCGCTGTAAACGCCGCCGCTACCATGAACAAGTTACTGCAAATATCTGCAGGGGCGGTCTACACTGATGATGGTGGCGCATTAGAGTTCGATATTAAGAACCGCTACAAAGTTCTCAAGGAAGTAATTGACGAGAGCAGCCAGAAGGTGTTGGTGTTCGTACCATTCAAGCATACGATAGATGTCTTGGTGTCGAAGCTACGCGCTGACAAATTAACAGCAGAAGTGATTCGTGGAGACGTACCTGCGCACGCTCGCACCGACATATTTAAACGCTTCCAAAATGACCCTGACCCCAAGATATTGGTGATACAGCCCCAGTCGGCAGCACATGGTGTGACTTTAACTGCAGCGAACACTGTGGTATGGTGGGGTCCGACTTCTTCTTTGGAGACATATGCACAAGCAAATGCACGGGTGCATCGTTCAGGGCAGAAACATCCATGTACCGTTGTTCAGTTACAAGGATCGGGTGTAGAAAAACGCGTGTACTCATTACTTGATAAGAGAATAGACGTACACACAAAAATGATAGATTTGTACAAAGAACTGCTTGACTAGAGTAGTATACATAATTAAATAATACTTTGTACAAGGAGGAGTTAAGATGAGCGACTATTCAGACGCACCCGCTGACAAAATGACCAAGGCGTATATAAAAATACGCAACAAACGTGCAGAGTTAAAAGCGGCATTTACCAAAGAAGATGGGGAGTTGGCACACCAGCTTGACATCTTAAAACGTGCGCTTCTCAGCTATTGTGAAAACAACAAGGTTGAGAGCGTGAGAACCGATGAAGGATTATTCTTTCGTTCACAGCGTACCAAATACTGGACAAGTGATTGGGATGCTATGCACAAGTTTGTTATAGAGCATGCTGTGCCTGAGTTGTTTGATCGTCGTTTAAACCAGACGAACATGAAGCAATTCTTGGAAGAAAATCCTGAGTTAAAACCCGAAGGTTTGAAGATTGACAGCGAGTATGTCATCTCAGTGAGGAAAAAGTAATGACTACACCATTTGTTGCTATTGAAGATTTAGCTAAACATTTAGCCGTATCCGTATCTACTGTACGGGGCTGGGTACGGCAGGGGCATATCCCCGAAAACACTTTTTTGAAGATCAACAACGTATACCGTTTTGACAAACAGGCTGTGTCTGATGCGTTGTTGAAGAAGACCAGCCCAGAACCCGTGCGTTATACCTCGCACGATAACACACAGTACGAGATGGATTTAAATCTCGACGAAGATATATAGGAGAACGATATGGCAGAACCATATGTAATTAAAAATGTAGAAGCACTGTGGCCAAAGTTGGACCGCACCTATGCCTTTGATCAAAAGGTTAACAAGAGCATGCCGTGCGATCCGATGGCACCGAATGCTGAATACTCCATCGAATTGAAGATGGATAGCGAGACCGCCAAAGGGCTGTATATCGCAATGGTCAAAGCCTATACGGCTAACAAAAAGCCAGACTGGCCTGACACACCTTCTAATCCTATGGTCAAGCACGACGATGGCACACGCACCATTAAGTGTATTCTAAAGGGTCAATACAACGGCGAGAAAACACGTAAGCCGTTACAGGTAGACTCCAAGAACAACCCTCTACCGGAGGACTTTCAGTTGACCACGGGCAGCATAATCAACATTGCTGTAACGTTTTACCCTTACAAATACATGTCAAACGAACCAAGTGTTTCTGTGCGTATTCGCCAGTTACAAGTGGTAGAGCTTGCAGATCGTATGGTACGTAGCGCGTTCGGTGCTATCGAAGGTGGTTATGTCCATAACTCAGAGAGTATGTTTACCAGCAACATTGTGGATATGCCTCAAAAGCAAGAACCAGAGGTGGATATGAGCGGTTTTGACGACGGTTCTTCCGACCCAGAACCAGAACCAGTAAAAACTCCTGCTAAAAAAGCAGCGGCTGGCGGTGTAAAAGACACTAATCTAGGTGTCATCTTAGATAACTGGGAAGACTAAAAACAAAGCGCGGTCTGACAGGGCCGCGCACCCTCTAACATTGGAAGAGAACCGTGGACACCAAACAATTTTTGGGTTCTGTGTTAGGGAGTGAGGGGAACTACTGCCTGTGGTGCTATAACAGCAATAATAAAACCGATATAAAGCAAGAGTTTTATCCATCCATTGATGAGTTAATACAAAGAGCGGATGAACTCGACGCAGCAGCATACAATGTTTTCTTTGCCCTCGGCACATTTAAAGAACCAGATAACCGTAAACAAATAAACGTTAACCAGATGAAGTCTTTCTTCATCGACTTGGATTGTGGACCTAGTAAAGAATTTATAGACCAACCTACTGCCTTTGAGGAACTGCGTAGGTTCTGTAAGACTAACAAGTTACCTCGGCCAACGATTGTAAATTCCGGTAACGGGCTGCATGTGTACTGGCCTTTGACTGAAGCCGTAGATGAAAAGACGTGGTTTCCAGTTGCGGAGGGTCTCAAGCAGCTATGTATAAAGCAAGACTTCCCAGCAGATCCCTCGCGTACATCTGATGCTGCTAGTATATTACGTGTACCCAACACGTATAATTATAAGGGGGATGACCCCAAACCAGTTGGGTTACTACATGGATACTTAGCAGAACCAATAGATTTTTCAGAGTTTGAAGATTGTGTTGGCGGTGCGATACC